CCACCTGAGAAACGTGCCGCAAAGTTCAAAGTCATGTTGGAATTTGCCGAGCTCAAGCTCAAAGGTTTACCAGCCGCAAGTCTTGTGGACAAAGCAGAAGCATGGTTGTATGACACCAAAAAGCGCAAGTTGATCCACCTGGTGGCTGACAGCCACACACAGGCATTCACTGTGAAAAGCAACAGTATCATTGGTTTTAGCACAGTGGAGACCATGCAGAAAACTGTGCGCAAGCCAGCAGATGTTGTGAAAGCAGTGCAGGCCGCAGGCAAGCCAGCGGCACGTAAGATCTACAAGGATCTCTCCACAACTGAAACCCCGTTCAACGGGCGTGGCACCGAGAACCTAGTCGTACTCAAGGCTTGGTAAATAATGAATGTTTCAGTTAGCACACAAACTAGATGTATACATCACCAATGTGTGCAACCTGACCTGCGATCAATGTAATAGATTCAACAATCATGATTTTCGTGGATGGCAACGCTGGAGTGATTATGAAGCACAGTATCAGCAGTGGGCCGGGCTTTTAAAAATTCCTGCAGTGACCATCATGGGAGGTGAGCCTTTTCTCAATCCCACTTTGCCAGACTGGGTCACAGGCATCAGTAAATTGTTTGACATAGATGTGCAAATATTGACCAATGGCACAAGATTTAGACAAGCTGGTAGGCTTTATGATGCGTTATTGTACTCCGGGTCTGGTCAAATTAAAAATCATATCGCCGTGAGTCTGCACCGCAGTGACCAGTTTGAAAAATTAAAAGAAGACATACTGTGGTTTCTCAAGGCACCAGTGAAAATTTTGCCACAAGGGCATAAAAACAATCATCACAACTCTGATTGGTGTTTTATAGACAGCAATGGCGTCATGGTCAATGTGTACATCAAAGATCAGTTTCATACCGCGGCCATTAGACCGTTTACTAAAATCAGCCAACCCATGCAAAAGACTTACTTGTTGCACAACAGTGATCCGTTTTTTGCACATCAAAACTGCGGTTTTGCTATATTCAAAAGTTATCACTTTGTTCATGCCAAACTGTACAAATGTGGTCCTGTGGCACTGATGCCTGAATTTGATCAGCAACACACATTGACCATTTCACCAGAAGACAGAACATTACTGAATTCCTACCGGCCACTGACTGTGGATAACTTTGATCAATACCATGAAGAATTTTTTGAGAAGCTGGATCAACCCATTGCTCAGTGTAAATTTTGTCCCACTCTGGAAACAATCACAGTAAAAAAAATATTTCCCTTGATCAAAGGCCAACAGCATGTACTTTGAATCTTTTTACGATATTCGTTTGGGCGAAATTTACAAAAAAAGCCAATGCATAGAACATGAGTGGGCAGTGGTCAATGTGTTGTACAGCATGTTGACACATCTGGGGTATCAAAAATGCCCTGACAATCCTCGTGGCTGGAAAAAAAATCATCGCACAGTGATTGTGTGTTTGAGTGATGATTTTAGTGTAATCAAATCTAACCCTGCAGCAGCACCTGGGCAATGGTTTGATTCAAATACCATGATCATCACCGACAATCATATGCCTTATCCCACAGACTATGAAGTGTGTGTGCTGCCACCAAGTTATTTTGGTGTGTTCAATTACGTACCAGCTGAACAACACTACACCCCCGACCGTAGATTTCATTTGTCAGTCAACAGACTGGACACACAACGATTGTTGCTTTTGTTGGAACTCACAAAACAAGCCAACAGCATCCACAACATTATTGAAAACGACTTCATCAATTTCAATGCTCGTGCCACAGGTGCAGAAAAAACACCGCAAGATGCTAAAAACAGTGTTTCACATTGTTGGACACAACTGGCAACAGATCATGCTGATCTTAGCACATGGTATGAACAGATCTTACCACACATGCCTTTAAGAAATCACAAATTCACTGTGGAACAAGCACACACCAGTGCTTATCTCAATCTGGTAATTGAGACTTATGCCGGCGATGCCAGTATTGCGTTCAGTGAAAAAATATTCAGGGCCTTGGTCACACCAGCACCTTGGCAGGTGTTTTCAGCAAAAAATGCTGTACAACGTCTCAAAACACTGGGGTTTGATGTTCTAGACCGCATTGTAGATCATTCATATGACACCGAACAACAAGACAATGCTGTAAATGGGCACAAAAAAATAACCAATTTTGTCCATCAAGCCATGCACAATTACAATACTGTTAAACAAATCAATCACCAGGTGTTGCTTGAACAATGCCAGGCAGCGGCTGACCACAATCAAAAATTGCTGGCACAAATGCAACGTCAATGGCCTGAAGATTTTGCCAACTGGTTGCCACAGCTCATCTCAAAACTTCAATAAATACAGGAACCGGAGTTCCTGATGCCAGAACAGCAACAACAATCACTGCCCACACTGAAGCAAAATTTGATTGAATACGTCAAGCTACAGTTGGGCGGAGATATCATTGACCTAGAACTAGATCCCTCACACTACGAAGCGGCCTATCAAAAAACCATTGGCACCTATCGTCAACGAGCCAACAATGCATATGAAGAAAGCTACAGCTTCATGCAGTTGGTACAAGATGTCAACATCTATGATCTGCCGCAAGAAGTCATAAGTGTGCGTCAAATATTCCGCAGAACTTTTGGCGACAGTTCAGGACCGTTTGCGTCAAACTTTGATCCGTTTGCACAAGCGTCAATCAACGTTTACTTGATGAACTTCAACGTGGCAGGTGGCTTGGCCACATACGATTTTTACAGCCAGTATATTGAACTGGCCGGTCGCATGTTCGGTGCTTACATGAACTACACATGGAATCCTGTGACCAAGAAACTGCAACTGATCCGTGATCCCAAAGGATCAGGAGAAACTGTGTTGTTGTGGACCTACAATCTAAAACCTGAATTCAATCTGCTGAGTGATCACCAGATCAGCCAATGGATCCGAGATTACATGGTAGCCAATTGCAAAATGATCATTGGTGAAGCACGTGAAAAATTTGGCACTATCGCTGGACCTCAAGGTGGTGGCAGCCTAAACGGTGCAGCCATGAAAGCCGAAGCCAAAGTAGAAATGGACAGCCTGATCGAACAACTCAAAATGTATGTGGACGGTTCACAGCCACTTACATTCGTTATTGGCTAAACTGCACACACTTTTATCTAAAATTGTGCTATAATCCTTGTACACAAGTACCAGGAGAATCAAAATCGACTTGATGATCGACATTGAAGGTTTGGCAACAGGCCCTGAAACCACAATTCTAACCATTGCGGCACAGGCATTTGATCCCTTTGGCACCGGCTACTACGAGCACAAGTATTATGCCCGGGTTGACTTTGAAAGCCAAGAAAACCGCACCATTGAACAAGGCACTATCAACTGGTGGGCCACACAGCCTGCAGCCGCACGGGATGAAGCCTTCAATGAAGTGGGTCGTATCCCACTAGACCAAGCCCTGGACGAACTTCATAAACTGTGCTGGAAGTGCAATCGTATCTGGATGAATGGTCCCACCTACGATGCCAACATCCTTGAGCATGCCTACAAGAGTTATGGCAAACCCCTGCCCTGGCAATATTATAAGATCTGTGATGCTCGCACGGTATATAAGCTGTATCCAGGGTTGCCCCGGCCGCCTACCAGCCATCATGCGCTGGAAGACTGCCGCAGACAAATTGACATGTTGCAAGCAACCTTGACTCATTTAAACATCAAGGAACTGGCATGATCATTGGAATTTGTGGATTTATTGGCTCGGGCAAAGATACCATTGCAGACTATCTTGTGAATCTACATCACTTCCGCAGAGAAAGTTTTGCCAACACACTGAAAGATGCAGTGGCACAGGTGTTTGGCTGGGACAGAACCATGCTGGAGGGCCGTACAAAACAGGCCCGTGAGTGGCGTGAGCAAGTGGATCCCTGGTGGGCTGACCGCCTGGGCATACCACACTTGACCCCACGTTGGATCCTGCAACAGTGGGGCACAGAAGTATGCCGCAAAGGTTTTCACGATGATATCTGGATTGCTAGCCTGGAAAACAAACTGCGCAACTCAAAAGACGATGTGGTCATAAGCGACTGCAGATTTCCCAATGAGATCAAGGCCATCAAACAATCAGGTGGCATGGTGGTGCGTGTGATTCGCGGCCCTGAACCTGAGTGGTACGATGCGGCTGTGAGTCGTAATCGTGGACCCGATGGCAATTCAACTTGGTCATTGAGTGGACGTCGACTGGAACAACTGGGGGTACATGCGTCAGAAACTGCCTGGGTGGGAACAAAATTTGATGTAGTGCTGGACAACAACGGTACTTTGGACGACTTGTATCAGCAGGTCAAGCGTCTGGTTCAAGATCACCCGTCCGCCAAGTAACTTCAGTCCGGGCAATTTCTTCTACACAGTTGCGGCATACTGTTCGCAGGTTTCTTAAGATAACATTGTTGAGATCTCCATCCACATGATACACCAGCAGCTGACTGGTAAATCTTGCTCGAAATCCGCAACGATCACATTGTGATTTTTTTTTATAGCCTCCACTTTGCCAACGTGGTACCGGCGGTTTGAGTTTTTTGTTTTTGCGTATACACACACTGCATCGAGAATGATAGTAAACTCGATCATACTTGTGATAAGCAATAGCTCTGGGTCGAACATTACACACTTTACACATGGGTCTCATACAGCTATTTAGCTACCGGACCTATATATAGGCCACCGTAAAACCCCTTTTTTTGGATATGCCAATAAATATCCATAACTTGAAAAGGAATCAACCATGGCACTAGTATCACCAGGCGTAGAAGTAACAGTAATTGACGAA